GTCCCCATTGCGTCCTTTGTCATCTGCTTTTCAATCTCTTCTGGATTGAGTTTCAGCAGATCCATACCTTCCATAAACCGCTTGCTCTGCATGGTCGCAATCGACAGTTCGCGCACCATGGCATTCGATGCACTGGCAGCAATTTCTGGCGCAGCGCCAAGAGACAGGAACGTTGAACCCAGCGCGGCCGCCTTGCGGAAATCAAGCCTGTCAGCCACGCCCCCCATACGCTGCAGCACGTTGATAATATCGCCACCTTTTGACATGGCGTTATCGTCCAGGTAGTTCAGGGCATCGCCAAGCTGTTCAATATTTCGGGTCGGCACTTTATACAGCTGTGCGATTTTACCCAGACCTTCCGCCAGCTCATCAGCGGGCAGTTCAAAGGCGGTTGCGGCTTTTGCTGCCGTGGATGCAAAAGCCAGCAGGTCACGCTTCTGGTCTTCGTAAGGATCATTCTGATTTGTTACCCCCATACGCGCGCCACCTTCAACCAGTGCGGCATAGTCAATAGCGCCATTCTCCATCGGCAGCTGCTCACTGGCGGCCTTGATGGCATCCTGCATGTCGTAATACTGTTTTGTCCGGTTGCCGTTGTCGTCCCGCAGACCGTTCACCTGCTTTGCCACCCCTTTCATGGCATCTTCCATGCTGGCATAGCTTTTCACGGCGGCCATGACCGGCGCCCCCATCGCCAACCCGGCTGCAGAGGTAGTTGCTCCGGCGCCCGCAATACGATCCCTCACCTCAAGGCGGCGGGAATACTGATCGCGGACAGCATGCATTCGCGCCTGTTGCGTGCCAAGACGTTTAAGAGATTTTTGCTGACGGTCCAGAGCCTGCCGGGTTTCGTCGGCGTTCTGCCGCAGCTCCCGCTGCGCACTACTCAGCTTTTTGGTGTCCAGCCCGGCCTCATTGAGCGCAAGACGCTGACGCTGCACAGACTGACGCAGACCGTTGTATTTGCTCTGCAGCTCGTTAACGCGGTTTTTTGCCTGCTCAAGCAGACGTGCCTGCGCCGCCGTCGGGCGGTTAGTGGCCGAGAACTGCGTGGCAAGCTTCGCCGCTTCTTCGCGTGCGGCTTTAAGACTGTTTCCGGTGACGGCCAGCTGCGCGCTTGCCTTGCGGAAACCGTCGATACGGCCCGCCTGGGCGTCCAGTTCTTTTAATCTTGCACGGCTTTGCTGAATGGCGGTAGCCAGCTCTTTAGAACTGGCCTGCGCTGATCGGAATGGGCGGGTGAGCTTATCAACCGCATTTAGAATTACCTGCAAACGCAGGTTAGTGTCACTCATCGCTGGCCCCGCTTCTCTGAATCGCTTTATGCCGCCACTCCAGCACTTCAGTCAGCGGCATAACGTCAGTGACGGACGGCGGCCAGTGAAAAATGGTGGCGATATCAGCCACCAGGTCTTCTACCGTCAGGCTGTCGGCAAACCGGCAAGCACCGATTTCTTCAACAAAAAAGTGACCACCTCAACCGAAAGCGCGGTGAGATCGGCAGGGTCCAGCTCTGCCATTTCCTGTGCAGTCAGCGCCGGGGTGGAAATGCGGGGAATAATCGTCATCATCGCGCCGACGTCCATATCCATAATCGCCTGCAGACGGGTGCCACGCAGCGCGCCGGACTGCGGCTTACGCAGCACAATTTCGGTAATTTCGGTTTTACCGCGCTTGATTGGGGTATCCAGCTGTACGGTTTTTTCAGTCAGTTGTTCGCTCATCGTCATATCCTGTTATTAAGGTACTGGCGCGGCGGCCCGCGCGTTTAAAGTAGATCAGAGGCCCAGGGCGTTGCGGTGCTCTTCCATCAGGTCCACGCCATCAACGATTTCAATCATGTTGATCACATCAACCTCATAGAGCACCTCGCCGTTGATGGTCAGCTTCGCGTAACTGTTGGTGCTGCTGACTTTTGTGGTGTTGCTCTCGCCGGTTTTCCATTCGCCGGAATCGACTTCTTTATGTCGCCCGCGCACAACCAGCTCAACGGCCTGCACTTCGCCGGTATCGTCACGCTGAATGGAGCCGGTGAAACGCAGCTGGATGCCGTCAACCGTGGCTTTACCCATCTGCTTGAATAACAGCAGCTCGGTGCCACCGATTGAAAATTCCGTGTCCAGCGCGCCATCATCCAGCCCCAGATCAACATCCGCCGAACCGGGCATTCCGCCTCCGCGATACTTTTCAAACTTGCGGCCGAATTTAGGCAGGGTCAGAGATTCAACGATCCCCTGATAGTTGTTCCCGTCGTTAAACAGGTTCAGGTGTTTTAACTTGCGTGGTAATGCCATATTGCCCCCTTATGCGCTGACCTTGCTGGCAAAATCCATTAGGTATTTGTCGGTAATGCGCTGACGCAGCATCAGGTTTTCCAGAGGCGGTACCGGCGTATAGTCGTAGTCAATGGTGAGCTTCCCGGCTTTCAGGGAGTCTTTATCGTTGACGGACTCATCTAGCCAGCAATCTGCGCCGATGAGGTACCCCTGACTCACCAGGCTGCGCATTTTGGCCCGGATACCTTCGATAATGTCACGCGCCAGCGACGGGTTAAGCGGTTTGTCCACGGCCCACATGTGTGCTTCTGCGATGGTGTCAGCAAGTACCTGCGCGGTGCGGGTGTAGTTTTCAAAGGCAAATAAAGGATCGTCACTGAGGCAGCGGGAACCCCAGAAGCGGAAACCGTCCTTGCGGATCAGCGTGGTGACATCGTTCTGGTTCAGCAGCCCCGCATCGGTTGCCGGGTCCTGCAAATCCCAGAACACATCAGCAGAAATGCCGGTGACGCCGTTCACGCCCACGTTGGACAGCGATTTGTGCCAGCCTGTCTGTTCGTCAATTTTGGCACGCAGGCCAAGCGCACGGGCTGAGGCATAAGCCGTTGCGTCAGCATTCAGCACAGTGTCAAAACTGATGAAATCAGGCCAGATCAGCATCCCCTCGCGCTGGCTAAAATTCTCACGGTAGGCTATCGCCTCAGCTACCGTTTTGCAGCCGTAGGCTGACAGATAGGCGAAACCGCGCAGACTCTGCGCCACGCTCAGCAGCTCAGTAGCAACCGCCTGCGTGTCGTGCCCCGGCACGCCAAGAATGCGCGGCTTAACGCCGAGCTGGGACTGCGCAGATAACAGCGCTTTCATGCCCGTTTTTTTACCGTCAGCTGTCACGCCGCCGATAATGTTGGAGGTTGTTTCCGCTTCGGTTTCACCCTGTGCAACGCGCACAACGACGGTCACGGGTTTAGCCTGGTCGGCAATTGCATCCAGCGAGCGGGCGAGAGTGCCGGACTCGCCTGCTTTACCGCTGGCGGTCAGCACGTCGGTAAGCAGGACCGGCTTATTGAGGGGAAACATGGACGCATCAGCATCATCGCCGGTGCAGACCATGCCCACGATGGCAGTGCTCACCGTGGTAATGGATCGGGTGCCCTCGTTGACTTCAACAACGCGCACCCCGTGGTGGTAATCCTGAGCCATAAGGCAGTCTCTCCGGTTTACAGGGGGTGTGCCTATGTTCTGGTTGATACACGCGCTGCGCACGCTTTGGGCTTTGTGTAGGGAATGGCACAGTTTGCAAGTAATAATTTGAGCTGCTGCGATGATCCCCGAATACATGGCAGTGAATAGCCACAGGATAATGAGCCCTGAGGTTTCCCGATTATCGGGAACTGTTCAGGGAGTCTGACATCCAGAGCACGGTAGCCTTTATTAATATTTACTCTTCATTTCAATACGTTGTAGCTTTTATTGAGCTCGCTTATTTCTATTTGTTCCGAAGTTATCAGGGAGGCTTTTGGCGTCTTGCCCTGACGCACATCACGCATTTGTTTGACACATTTAGCCATTGCGGAAAGGCCAACATCAGTAGACTGAGCTAGCGTCAGAGGCGGTGTAATTCTGGTCGGCAACCAACTTTGCGGTTTCGAGTTTGAATTAAGGAATGAAATTTCTTATTTTCATTGAAGCACATGTGTTGTTCTTAGAAGAATGCTGAACCTCTGTTCAGGAGGCCTAACTCAGCAAACCACTTCAAATTACCGTGCAATATCATTACAATGCGATTAAATTCATTCACTCCATAACTAGGATAATAATGCTGCAAAATTCTTCTCTTACAGAAAATAAGCCTAACCTGGATTATATTCAGGCGTTAAGGGCACTGGCTGCACTGATGGTAGTCCTCCATCATGCTAAAGCCTTTCTGGTTGGAACTGTTTATGAAAAACTTTCGTTTGATCTCTTTTGGCCAGGAGCCTTCGGTGTAGATCTTTTTTTCATAATCAGCGGATTTATTATAGTTTACACATCCTACGACTATACAAGAAAAGACTTACCAACCTTTATAAAAAAGAGATTCATCAGAATTTGGCCTTTGTATTTCATTGCAACAATGATTTATGCCTTACTATTCAAAAACACAGACCTGTCAACAATGCATGGCTTTGTTTATTCCGATAAAATTGATGCAGTACAATCACTCAATATTATTAAAAGCCTTTTATTTATCCCTCTTAATTTTTATGATCCTGTGTATTTTGGCGCTGCCACATTATTCGTCGGATGGACCTTAAATTACGAAGTTTATTTCTATATAGTCTGCGCAACAGGGTTGCTATTTTCCAGGAATAAATACTGGTTTTATGCTCTTTGGTTTTTAACAACGCTATTTATAATCCCATCATTTATGGGGTTAGCCACGACTATAAGACCTACTATAGAGAATGGTGGGTATTTCAACCTCACAATACAAAGCGTTGTATGGGAGTTTGTTTTTGGTGCATGCGTTGCTATTTTATTCAAAAAAAATATGCTTAGGATAAAAGATCCCAAAAAAGCAATACCGTTAATACTCATTGCATTCGCAATCCCTGCATATGGCTATGTTACAAAAAGGAACACAATGCATGGGGTAGAATATTTCGGAATGTATTATTGCATAATGTTTTTCCTTCTTACATCATGCCATAAATTTATAAAGGACAGTATAAAAATACCCAAAACAATACTTTCCATTGGAGATGCCTCTTATTCCTTATATCTCTTGCACCCTATAGTTTTCATTGTTTTGTTCAAATTAAAAGAACGATTACTACCAACATTAGATTACCAGAACTTTTATTTTATGTTCATTTCAGTAATAGTATCAGTTTTAGTCTCAATTCTTTCTTATAATTACCTTGAAAAAAAGATAATTAATATATACAAAAAATAACTGCATTCGTTGATTGGGGTAGTTCATTCTACCCCACATCGCGTTACTTCGGCATTAGTTGTTTTTTGGCCAATTAATATTGGGTGCGCAGGAGATATCTACAGACTCCAGTGCATCAAGATAATCCAGCCACATATTGTATTGTATCAATTCTTCCTCGTTGAGTCTCCCAATCGCCGCCTTACCAGGCCATTGTTTGCCATTCATGTAATTGTTTGCAGCATCAATCCGGTTTTGTTTTTCGACTCGAGCCTGCGCCAAACTCTCTTCGCGAGTCGGCGGAGGGAAATCTCCCCATGCAGGTAAACCATCATTACCGGCAATTAATAATTTTCCTTTAGGTGGATCGGCCGAAAATTTCTCATGAATATCGTCGGCCACCTCAATGGCATCAGATGGCCATGTACCAGCGGCATAATACTCATCCTTCCAGCCGAAATAATAAAAAGCATTTTTAGAAGGGCTATAGGCATAATTCATTTTTTATTTCCCGATTGCCAGAAACATTGCACGAGTACTTGTAATACCACCCGCGATAGTTGTAATGAGCGTTACCACCGCATCAAAGCCAGTCAGCGACTGGTTCTCGCAGCTCACAGCAGCCTGAACATAGTTTTTCTTGGTAGCGAACACACCAATCAATCGTAAAGGGAAGGCCTGAGGGAAAGTAATGGGGGTTGTTACGCCCGTACCGACAGTAGTTGAGTTGTTTACTAATCGGTTAAAAGCCATGAGCTTATATCCACCAGGCAGCGTGTAAACAACAGTTTCTGTATCTGGTTCACTGAGAGAGTATTGCAAACCGAGGTATTCGAGAATGGACGCAATAGATTTTCCCGACAAGGCTGTAAGCGTATTATCCAGAGGCTGCTTGTTCGCCAGGGCATTAGTCATAGTGGCCGCAAAGTTAGGATCGTTACCTAACGCCGCCGCCAGTTCGTTCAATGTATCAAGCGCTGCAGGTGAGGAACCAACAAGCCCTGCAATAGCGGCCTGCACAAAAGCAGTATTGGCAAGCTGAGTTGAATTGTTACCAGCTGCCGCCGTCGGGGCTTTTGGGGTGCCGGTAAACGTCGGGCTGGCTTTTGGTGCATATTGCGAATGCGGATCAGCGGCCGCAAGATGTGCCGCCATCAGCTCATCCACATACACCTTAAGCTCCAGTACCTTATCATCCACGTATTTACGGGTAGCGAGCACCACGGAAGGATCAATTTTCAGCGTAATGTTATCGGTGCTGCTGGTAATTAACACCATGCGTACTGTCTGCGTGCGGCCGCTGCCCTCTGCCAGCTGCGGCTTGTAGCTCTCCGGGCAATTACCGACAGCAATCAGCGCGCCGGTTTCATCAAACAGACCAACCTCACGAATCCACCAACCGCCCTCAGTTTCGGGTATCACCTGCTCAGCGATCACCTGGCTGCTGTTCTGCGGATCGATATACAGCATATTCAGAGATGCACGGCGTTTTTCACCGACCAGCTTTGTCTGTTGTGCGTTTGGCGTTGGCAGCACGCCGCCGCCGTCCCCCACCGCCATCTGTGTAATTTTCAGCGGCACACCGAGCGCGGCGGCATTTGCCAGTTTCGCCGCGCCGATATCCGTCAGCAGGGTATAAAATTTTGCGCTCATGGGTTCACTCTCATTGTGTCAATAACATGGACAGCGCCGCCCTCGTAGGCAGAACCGCCGGAAATGATGGTTTCGTTGATATACGGGTAAATCGTAATTTCTTCGCCGCTATAGGTGGCAGCCCCCACAAAATATGGCCCGCTCGTCTGCAGATTTATGGACATGCCGATCAGATGCCTGCTGCAGGGTTTGGCGTCACCGATGAGGCGCTCCAGCTCCAGAAAGGTTTCCTCTGTTATGCCCTGGTCCTGCACCCCAATATCCAGGCGAAACGTGCCCGGCGCCTCTCCGGTCTGCCACCATTCAATGATGCGGATCAGGAAGCCGAACGGCTCCACCACACGTCGCACAGCGCTGGTTGTGCCCTTGTGCTGATGGATATAGAACGCATCCAGCACCACGCGGCGCTTCACGCTTTCCGCCCATCCTTCGTCCCAGCGATCAACCGAAAAGGCCCACGCCAGATACGGCAGAAACTTGACCGGGCATGTTGCCGGGTTCCATAAATCACGCAGCGGCACCTGCAGATCGGATATCCCGCTGCAGGTCTGCGCCAGGCGGCGCTCAAGCTGTGATGAACCGGGCGGCAGCAGGCTATTCATCCGTGCCCCCGTTGGTTACGCTCCATTCCGTGCAGGACGCGGCCTGCGTTTTATCCAGCACTACATCATCCAGCGGAGAGGCCAGCTCCACGCGCTGGACGCCCTCAACGTGCAGCGCGGCATAAATGGCGCTGCGCCGGATATCACGTCCCAGCCGCGTCTGGCTGGCGATGTACTTCTGCAGGCTGGCTTTAGCCTCTGCCATCACTGGCTCAGCTTCCGGGCCGGGATAAAGGAAAATCGTTGCATCAACGCGGTAAGGGATAATTTCCGCGCTACGCACCGTCAGGCGGTCCGCCACCGGCCGCACGTTCTCACTGTTAAGCGCCTGCTCCACGACAGCCAGCAGATCGGCGCCTGCAGTGCCGTCGCCCTCCCGGCTCAGTACGGTCAGCACCACCTCAGCCGGGGCCGGGCTGGTTGCGCTGGCATCCGCCACGCGCCCGTCCGCGCTTTTAGCGTGAAACTCATAGGCCGCCGTCGGGCCCGCAACGGACAGCCCCTCAAATGCAGCAGGAACACGCAGGCGCAGCGCCTCGTCACTTTCCATAACCGCTGCGACCGGCGGCACCGCGTCGTTGTCGGCAGGCGTTACCGTCAGGCGCTTCACGTTATAGTTGGCCGCCATCTGATCGAGATCGCCCCCTATGGCATACGCCACCATGACCGCCTGCGCGGCTTCATTGACACGCTGCAGTAACAAAATCTCGCGGTAGGTGTTTTCCTGCAGCAGTTTGGTGACGGGTTCAGATTCCAGCTCAAGCGTGCGCCGCACCGCGTCCTGTTCATCTGCCGGATACAGGGCCACAAACGCGGCCTTACGCTCAGCCAGCAGCGATTCAAAGTCCGGCACGTCAACGATCTGCGGCGCGGGGAGCTGGGAAAGGTCAATTACTGCCATTATCTGCTCCTGTTGATACCGAAAGGGAAACAGGCGCGCCGTTATTGCGCTTCCCGGTTAGCTCAACCACCATGGAGCCGTCAAAGCTGCTGCTGATGGTGATGGAATCCAGCGTAAGCCGAGGTTCCCAGCGACTCAGCGATACGTAAACAGCCGCCATAATCTGCAGGCGCAGCGCCGGGTTCTGGGGCTGGTCAATCAATGCTGACAGCAGGGAACCATATTCCCGGCGGGCTATGCGGCTTCCCTGGGGAGTCAGCAGGATATCTCGGACCGACTGCCTCAAATGGTCCGCATCAGAAATGGCTTTGCCATTACCCTGATTCATACCGATATACAGCGTCATACAGGACCTCCCGATGTATCGCCGCCGGACTTAACGCCGGTATGACCGTGTTTATCGAGTACGATCCCGTTAGAACTCATGGCGCCGCCGCCCTGGGTGACACCACCATTGATCACCACCTCGCTGTTTATGCGCGTGGTGCTTGCTTCCACCACAAATTCACCCGTTTTCAGGGTTACGTTATCTGCAGCCTCGATCACCATGGATTTGATACCCCGCACATGCCAGCGGCCGGTCGCGGGTTCATATTCAAACCAGCCACCGTCCGGGTATTCCGTTACACAGCCGTCCACTGAGTCCGACGGCGGCGCAAACTGGTTGGAATAGATCGCAGGTAAGGCAAAAGCGGTTTCCAGATTGCCGCCCATACTCAGCACCACCACCTGCTCATCCGGCGACGGGCACCACCATGTACGGGCACCACCTGCGCGCAGCGTCAGCCAGTTAATCCAGTTGGTTTCAAGCTCGCCCACTTTCACCCGGCACAGCCAGTTTTCCCGGTGCACTTCGGTTACGGTGCCGGTGCGGATCAGGTTGGTGATAAGGCGCATGATTTCGGTTAGTTGTGCGTTCATATTTTTAATTTGCCAGCCAAAGCAAACTCAGGCATGTTTTGAACATTGTTTCGTAAATCACACAATGTGAAAAAAAAGAGAGACCGATGAAATTTAAATTTGGCTTGAATTTACCTTGGGGAATTTACCTTTCCATCCTTGTTCTTCTTACGATTGCAACTTATATTTGGGACAACGTAGACTCTACAGATACAAAGGATTTAATTAAATACATATGCTTGATACTTACACTCTCAATTGTTCAGGGAGCCTTACTTATAAGAATGAGTAAGTTCGAGATTTATAAAAACATTCTAAACGCCCTATGGAATATAGAAACAGCGGCAACTTTCCTCTATGGTATGTACGTAGTTTTGGAGTATTCAAACGCGCCATCACAAATTAAACTACCCTTTGCACAATGGTCAGCAGACAATCGTGAAATCTTTACCTTATCTATTATTTTCTTTAGTGTTATTTGTGTGGCAAGAGCAGGATACTCAGTAGCAGAAATATTCAAAGCACCAATAATGAAAACATTACCCATTGAATCGTCAACCTTAAAAAAAACAATAATAGAATCTAAAAAAATTAAAAGGCACTCGGGCAAAAGAAGAAAGAAGTAAAGCTATTCCATGAGCCAGCGCATCAAGGTGTTAAGGGTAACGGTTTCCACCTCATCATTCACGCCCAAAAGACGGCGTGCCGGGTACCGGGCCTCCGGGCCGTTGCGTCTGACTCGCTCACGCAGGCCATAATGGTGAACACGAGCGATGCGCTGGACTTTCCCATCAAACTGCACGCTGGCAGAGTCCGCAGTGGCTGCAGTTTTCAGGTATTTAGTGGTGCGCAATTTGGCGAACATCTGGCGCTTTATGCGCCCCTTTTTACTTCTGGCCGTTACCCGGCGCGGCTCAAAAGCGGTGCCGTCTGGATTGCGCTGCAGCCTGATGTTTTGCTGTTGCGACCGACGCAGCTCCTGCGCCAGTTGTCGCATCATACGGTTGCGGGCTGCCGGTTCCAGATTCGCCAGCAGGGCCGCCAGCCAGTCATCCACCCTCTGCAAGTCATCCACGTTTCACCGTCCACATTTCTTCGGGTACGTAGGGTTCCGGCACCGCTTCAACGCTCGATACGGTGCCGTCTGTGCTGACAATCACGCGCTCCGTTAGCTGCAGATTGAGGCTAATATCACACAGTTCGTTGCTCAGGATATCGACGTCAAAGGTAAAAAGTTTTTCACGCAGCTCCGGGTTGTTGATGGCGTCCGGTTGATTGGTCATTAACCAGAGCAGCACGGGCGCCATCACTAAATTCTGGTTGCCGCTAAAATCTTCAATCACCACGTTCAGGGTGTAGCGATATTCCCATGACATTGAACGGGCGCCGGTTGCGACCAGCGAACCGTTATCAACAAAAAGGTGCAGCTTGTCCGGGTTGTCACGGACATACGCCACCGATTTATTCAGGGCGTTGCGTAAGGACTGCGGCTTGTTCACTGTCTCGCTCCTGACACGCTATGATCGTGTCCACTTTGTCGGCACATAC